CCCATCAACATGCAATGATTGGCGCAGAAAAAATACCTCTACCTGGCAGTAGTGCCACAGAAGAGCAGTGGAATGAGGTGTATACGCGACTAGGAAAGCCACCAGACGTCGAGGGCTATAAATTAGATGTTGCTATGCCAGAGGGACAACAAGCCGACGAGGGACTTTTAAATTGGTTTAAACAGACATCATTGAAAGCTGGATTGAATAACAGTCAAGCACAAGCGATGCTTAATGAATACCAAAAGGTCGCCCAAACACAGGGTCAGGTTGATACAGGCAAACTAGAGCAAGTAAAAACAGAAGGCATCGAAACACTGCAACGAGAGTACGGTGCAGCTTTTGAGGACAAAGTAAAGATTGGTAACGCAGCTATCACGCAGTTTGAAGCGTCTGATCTTACACAACTACAATTATCTGACGGACGTATGCTTGGTGATCATCCAGCGTTCGTTCGCGCTTTTGTGGGTGTAGGTGATTTTATACGCGGCAAGATTGGTGAGGATAGTTTGGAGGGCGTCAAGACCACAAACGCTATGACTCCAGCCGTTGCCCAGCAAAAGATAAACGAGATAAAGCGACAAGGTGGCCCATTTTGGAACAACAAAGATCCAGAGCACGATTGGGCAGTAGCCGAAGCCTTGCGTTTACAGGAATTTATTACGCCTGAAGAATAACCGACAAGCATCTGCCCGGTTAGAACAGGTATAATAAACAAATTTGGATAGCCAGTAATGGTCCAAGGGGTGCAGACCCAATACTTTTTTCGTCTAACACAACGTTAGGTAGCGATACTAAACCCTTAATTTTAAACTAAATAAACGGAGGTACTTATGAGTACACAAGTAACTACAGCTTTCGTTCAACAGTTTAGCAACAATATAACCATGCTATCACAGCAAAGCGGTTCGCGTCTAAGGAGTACAGTTTCGGAAGAAAGTGTAACAGGCGAGAAGGCGTTTTTCGATCAGGTTTCTAGTGTTGCCGCTGTAAAACGGACTAGCAGACATGGGGACACCCCCTTAGTAGAAACACCCCATAGCAGACGTCAGGTTGTGATGGAAACAATAGAATGGGCTGACCTCATTGATGACGCTGATAAAGTCGCAATGTTGGCTGATCCAACTAACGTTTATGCACGGACTGCGGCAAATGCAATGGGTCGTGCAATGGATGACGAAATCATCAAAGCAGCTACTGGGACAGCAAAAACTGGAAAGTCTGGTGCAACATCAACGTCAATGCTTTCTGCTAATACAATCGCGCATGGTTCAGCTGATCTGACTATTGCAAAATTGTTGCAAGCAAAGAAAGCTATGGACTTACTCGATGTTGATCCAAGCATCCCACGTTACATTGCTGTAGGGCCAAACCAAGTTGAAGCGTTGCTAAATACAACACAAGTAACCAGCAGCGATTTCAATACCGTAAAAGCTCTCAGTACTGGACTCGTGGATTCCTTTCTCGGCTTTAAATTTATCTTAACAAACAGACTAGCCAAATCCGGCAATATCAGAACGTGCTTTGCATGGGCTGAAGACGGTATCAAGCTTGCTGTTGGTAAAGATGTAATGGCTAGAATTGATGAGCGTTCCGATAAATCATACTCAACACAAGTGTACTACTGTGCAACCTTTGGTGCGACACGCATGGAAGAAGAAAAAGTAGTAAGCATCGCTTGTGATGAGTCAGCGTAAGGGAGATTGAAATATGGCAACAGTTTACTCAGACGTTGAAACCCAACTAACTCAGAACACCCCAAGAGAGCACGTGAAAGCGAACGAAATTGGTGGCGAAGTAAGAGTTGCGCGGGCTACCTATGAAGCATCATCTTTAGCTTCTGGCGATGTAATCAATATGTTTACCTTGCCGGACGGTGCAAGAATTCTACAAGGAAGTCTTGGACACGATGCTATGGGTTCATCAACGACTTTATCCGTTGGATTTGCAGCACACACAAACGCAGCTGGTACTGCTGTTAGTGCGTCTGCGGCGGCTTACAAAGCGGCTGCAGCGTCTACATCTGCCCAGATTGTTGATGTGGCAAATACTCTTGCTCTTCTCAATGGAGAGGAAGTGGATTCCGATGGTAATGGCAAGACAGTGACAGTGACAATGGGCGGTGCTGCTGGCACTGGTACAGTTGCACTGACAATGTTGTACGTCACAGTATAAGCAGAGAGGGGGGAGCAATCCCCCCTTTTTTTACTAAGGATTAGTTATGCCCTCTTCAGTCGATCTATGTAATTCAGCTCTCAATATGATTGGTGCGTCAAACATCACTTCCTTTACAGAAGACAGTAAAGCGGCACGATTATGCAACCAACGTTATGATTTTATACGCGATAAGGTTTTCCGTTCTCATAACTGGAATTGCTTGCTTACCAGAGTAGTTCTAACGCCAGACGCAACAGCTCCAACCTTTGAGTTTGCAAATCAATTTACTCTTCCCACAGATCCCTTTTGTCTAAGACCTATGAACTTAGATGCGTCCAGCATTGTCTATAATGTTGAGGGACGTAAGATACTAACTGACGAAAGCACTATAAATCTTATTTATGTTGCGCGTGTTCTTGATGTAAACACATATGACGTTGCTTTGATGGAAACAATATCAATGGCTATTGCCGCAGACTTTGCGTATCCGTTGACCAACTCTGTGTCTCTGGGACAGGCAATGCAACAGAAATACGAAAAGATGGTAAGCGAAGCACGGTTCTTAGATGCGATAGAAGGTGCAACAGCCAATAATTCTACAACGACGGATAGAATGACGCTTGAAGCAAATGAGTTTATTAACGCGAGGATTTAATGGTCAAGGCGTCACCAGCATTTACAAATTTTACTGCGGGTCAGTTATCAGACCGTTTAGATGGTCGGACCGATATAGCTAAGTACGCAAACGGATGCAAGAAACTACAGAACTTTCTCATCCACGCTCATGGTGGTGCAACACGACGCCCAGGCAGTGAATTTATATCTGAGGTCAAAAACAGTGCTAATGCTACACGGCTTATACCTTTTGAGTTCAATGTGGAGCAAGCGTATATACTAGAGTTTGGTAATCTATACTTTCGTATATATAGAAACGGTGGGCAAATAGTTAGCGGTGGCTCAGCAGTCGAGGTTACAACAACCTACACGTCAGCCCAGCTTAGTGAGTTGAAGTTTACCCAATCAGCCGACGTAATGTACATATCGCACCCAAGTCATGCAGTACGTAAAATATCGAGGACAGGGCATACGGCATGGACCATAGCAGATGTTGATTTTCGTCGTGGCCCAATGCTTGACCAAAACACAACGGCTACAACGTTTACGGCTAGTGCCCGGACAGGATCAGCTACAGTCACAGCATCAACTAATACCTTTGCATCAACAGATGTAGGGCGGTTGATAAAATTTTATGATGGCTTTGCTAAAATTACAGCATTCACTAATGCCACAACAGTAACGGCTGCCGTACAAGAAAATGAAGATTTACGCACGGAACTCATGCCAACCTATACAGCAACGACTATTAAGTTCCATGAAGGTGATCCGAGCTCAACAGGATTAGAACACAACGATAGAATAACAGACAGTGATGCCAACTTTGTTCTAGAGGGATTTAAGGTAGGGCAGACAGTTACAATCAGTGGGGCAAGCAATAGTGGCAATAATCAGACAGGACTGGTTATTGTTCAGGTAACATCCGATACGATATTGTTTGCGCCTAGTAATGATCTTGTTGATGAGAATGCTGGGCAATCCATAACAATGACTGGTAATTTAGGTGCGACTACTGACTGGTCTTTGGGTGCGTTTTCAGATACGACAGGACATCCGGCTTGTATTACTTTCTTTGAGCAACGGCTTGTTTTGGCAAACACGGCAACGCAGCCACAGACCATTTTTTTCTCAGTAAGTGGTGACTTTGAGGATTACAACGCGGGTACACTTGATACATCAGCTCTAATCTATACCATTGGGTCGAACCAAGTTAATGTAATACGCTATCTGACGGCATCACGCGCTCTGCTCGTTGGTACGTCTGGCGGTGAATTTGTTGTAAGGGCATCAAGTGATGAACCTATCTCACCAACAAACACACAGATCTTACGGCAAGCCAGCTATGGATCAGCTAACATTCAGCCAGTAGGGGTAGCTAATGTTGTGCTATTTGTGCAACGTGCCAAAAGAAAGCTTAGAGAGCTTGTATATAGTTTTGGTTCAGACAGTTACTTTGCGCCTGACCTAACCATTCTATCTGAAAATATTACAGAGGGATTGATCAAAGAAA